TGTGATAGCATAGTGAGCAATAGTATTTCCTGGAAACACATCTAACACCACATCATCTTTATTAAGGCCAACTTCAGTAATTGCTCTTAGTGCAAATCGTTTGATATCTTCCCAAGCGTATGATACTTCCTTGGGTTCTTTAGTTGTTCCTGATGTATATAAAATTAATTTACTCATATTAATTTTAATAATAGTTCAGTCATGTCTTTATTAACGCCAATGCCACCGTGCCCGGTATATGCATCACCAGTATTCCATACATCTCGACTAAAGCAGTAATTTAAATCATTCTCATTTTTAAGACGATCAACTGAAGGAATGTTGTTTGCCAACACTACTGGATCGTCATTGTAAAACGACATTTCTAAAAACTTGATTCCTAATCGTTCACACGCTGATTTCAGAATGTTAACGTACATGGTAGACTCTTGGATAAGGAAGTCAGTCTTCATTAGCTCTGCATGGGCGGCAAAGTGATGTGGCCATTGTTCTCCGCTAGCTTTAAACTTAGACTTGTATAGCAAGTAACTGTCTTTTGAATAAAAATTATATGCATCTTGAAAATGCTCTACAATTAAAATCTTAGGCAAATGTTTTCCTGTTCGTAAGAAATTAAAGAAATTGATTGTTTGCAATTTAATACCATAGCATGGCCCGGAGAAGTTGATAAAATCTAAACCTAGCGCAGTGCTAACATGTTCGGAAAATCTATCTTCTTCGTTTAGGCCACACCCTAGCGTAAAACTGCTACCGCCAAAGTAAATGTAATCGCCAGTTACTTCTTCTACTTCTTTCTTCATGCGTAATCCCAGACTGTTAAAGTTATAGATTACCGGGGTGTTATGGTATATCCAGTCCTTTGGAAGTTCCTGATGATTTTTTTCAAATAACTGCTCACCGTCACTGCCATAAAAATTCCAAATTTCTCCATTCGGCAACGAGCTATGTTTAAACGGCCAATAGTCTAGCGGCATCGGTATTACCGTATCTACCACTGGTTTCATGATACTCATGATATGTGCATCCTTGTGGTTAACAATGTTGTTACACCTTCTGGGGTTGGGTTATTATGTAACATCCACCAATCCTTTTCATCTCGATTTATTGCACAGTGATGAATACCTGTGTTCAAGAGATATGTGCCTCCGGGTTCTAAATAATATCTTCTTTGATCTTCTTTAGTTCCAAATGCAAAATAATGATCTGGCCCGACATCGGGTATGGTATGCATTCTGATAAGAAATGGTTGATCGGATCCGGTATCAATGTGCGGACCCAAGCCGCAATCTTTAGGAAATCTGACTAATCGAGATACTGGAAAAACAGTTTCACCAAAAATCTCATAGTATTTTTTCCAGAACCCAAACATATATTTTTCTAAATTTTGATTCCATATATGTAAAAAATTAGGATCAGTAACTTCTGGATATATTTTTTTAGATGCGAGAGCTTCAAATGGTAGTACGCCTTCTCGTTGATAGCTCCACTGTAACATCCATTGTTCTGGTTCTTGTGTTTGAGATTTTTCTAATTGCCTGCTGATCCAAAGGTCGAGATGTTTCAATGCTTCTTCGTCTGCATACGATGCTGCTTCAGTCCATCTCCAAATGCAATCTCTATTTTTTTCCTCGACTTCTTTGACCCATGCCATGGCCGAAGTGGTGTCGACTGTGATATTAAGTTTGATTAATTCCCAGTCATTGTTTTGAAGGTCGTCGAATGTAAGACCGGCTGGATCTTTGATAAATCTATCCATAAAAAATCCCTAAGTTAGTAGCTGATATTTATTGCTACATTCCTTAGGGAGTGTTAAGTGTGATTAGATTAGTTTAGGTCAACCCAAGCAGCACCAGTGTATCCTTGAAATTTAGTTCCTGTAGTATTGAAAACTATCATACCGGCAGCCGGCGCTGTAATTGCAGCGTCTCGTGCAGCATTGTTTGCATACACACCTGGTTTTAAAACAGGAGCAGAGAATACACCCTTAACGTCTAGTTCTGCAAACTTAGAATTTGTAGGATCATTACCATTTATAACAAATAATTGTAGTTTCCCATTGCCGAAATTCGATACCAGATCACCGTTGTCTACAACAACAGTGCGAATTATTGCCAAGTCAAATAACACAGGCACTCCGGATGATCCCCCATTAACAAAACCGGCAAACTGCACTTGCCCACAAAGGTCTCCGTCAGCTAACACAGTAGGTGATGTTAGTGATCCGCCAACTGTGTTCATTTGGAAGCCAGCAGCACTCTGTCCAAAAGTACCAGAACCAGTTATTTGAGCGTTAATTGTAAGGCCATTCAAATTAAGACTTTGATTAATAATAATATTATTTCTGTTGGAATCAATTCCGAATGATATATTTCCGTCGGCAGTTGAAGTAACTACATCTTCAGACAATGTTATTGTACCATTTGACAAAGTTCCGGTAACTCCATCGACCAACATAGTTGATGTATCTGAAAATACCGAACCATTAACATCACCGTCTAAGTTACCAGTTACATTGCCCGTAACGTTGCCCGTAACATTGCCCGTAACGTTGCCTGTAACATTGCCCGTGACATTTCCCGTTAATGTACCTATATGCTGACCTCGAAGCACTCCGTCTACAGCATCGACTAACAGGGTGCCTCCTATGGTCGAGCCATCGTCTGCAAACACTGATCCTTTAAATGCATCAGCTCTCACCGTTCCAACGATGTTTGATAAATCAAGAGCTGCACTTATACTGGCAGCATTATCGTTGTATGTGAAATTTATTCCAGTATGTGAGCCGTTGCTAAAAAGCAGAGCAGCAGCATCTTGTGCGTCTTCGTTGGTGTAACCGGTAATTTGAACACCGCCGTTGGTTGTTCCATTACCGATGTATAATCTTTGTTCGTTGGTCACATACAGCAGCTCGCCTTGTGCAAGCGGTTGTGTCATTGCTGTACGTTCTGCTTCGGTGCCTCTGCGAATCTGTAAGGGCATATCTATAACTCCTGGAATTGTGCTACCATATATATTTATGCCGCTGATATCAGAACATAGAGTCAAAAAAATAGCACCCGAAGGTGCTATTTTGCCCTTTTTGTAAAGCGCCTTAGGGCTAGCGCCTAATATAGAACTATGTTCTAATCTGCTGTAGGCCCGTTTCCGTTCCTAAAACCTATGCTACCACCTTCTTCTTCGATGCGTTTAATGACATCTTCAAACAAAATAGGAGCAAAATCAGGAGTTTGTTCTACACAAACGCAGTGATAACGAGTGTCTACAATGTCAGTGATCTTGCCACCAAACCCGGGTAACATAACACGATTTGCGTGAGTGTGCCCGTGTATGTTTGTGCCAAAACGACCCAACGATTCCGGGTGTAAAGGAATGTGGCTCAAGATCATCCCGTTCATAACGTGGTATGCACGTAATTCACGGAAGTGTTGACGGTAGTCGTCATCACGAAAGATATCGTGATTACCGCGGATCAACACCTTGTCCCCGTTTAATCTACGCATGATTCCTAACGCTTTGCGGTTAATGACAACATCACCCAAGTGATAAACTTTGTCTGTGGGCTTGACTCGTTCGTTCCACGATTTAACCATTGCTTCATCCATTTCCTCAGCAGAATCCCATGGGCGAAGTTTTGTAACACCATCGTTACGTGTGAAGCGGCATACACCTGTGTGTCCAAAGTGTGTGTCGCTGACTAAAAATACACTAGGCATCATGCCCTCCTTTCATTAATCTAAATGTTCTATCCAACCAGTAGCAATGTATTTTTCATTTTTCAATGGAGGATTACCTCGATGCGGATGAGTAAATCCCGCCGGCCAAATTGCTATTCTTCCTGCTCGAGCCTCACAACGACAATGCTGATATAGATATTCGGTTTCGCCTCCGCCATTGTCTTCCATGTCATTTAAATACACAGTAAACGCAACTATCCTCGAGGATTCCGAAAGTCCATTATTTTCAAAATGCCACTTATGATAACCTCCACCAATTGGTGTACGCTGTAATCGAATTGAGGTAATTCCTTGATTATTGTTTGTCTGTAGCACAGAGTATTTGGCAACATAATTCCTATAACATTCAAAAACAGCAGTTGACAATTTTTCTAAGATTGGATGTGTTTTATTGAGAGTTAACACATCGGGATGTGTTAGGAAAACAGTGTCATCTTCTTTTTCATGCTTTGGACCTTCAATAATCGGATGTCTTTGAAAAACTAAATTACTTTCTTTCATCAAGTTAAAGTAATCAATGATACGTTGACATTGATCTTTTGATAAAGCATCATTGTACACTTCAATAAAATTCTCAGACATCATAATATCCTTTCATCGTTCTAATGTTCTTCGAAAGAGTAATTCTTGTTTAGAAAACGCTTCAATTTCCCACGGCATCTCTAGATACCTGTGATTTTTGCGATAACGTTTGCCTTTCCAATAATTTACTCCATCTACCTGCTTCAATGTTCCTTTGGCTAGTTGCTTAACGTGAATCATTTCGTGAGCAAGTGTAAGGCCCATTTCTTTTAAGTTTTTAGGTTTAATCAATACAACATAGCTGTCAATGGCATCCAACGGAACTGTTGACCCTTCTTGCCCTTCAAGATCACCCTTGCATACTCTAATCAACAGAGTTTTACGACTACGTTCTAGTTTAAGTTCTTTGAGCATTCTAGGAACAATAATTTTAAACAACGCCTTGGTTCGTTTACTACGGGTTTCGATTAAGTATTCCATTGCTCGCTTTCTCAGTATGTGTATATTATAACACAGAAAATCCAAACTGTCAAGTGGCTAAAATCACACTACATCTGCGGTTTAGAAATGATGTATCCGTTGTTGATGATACCATCGATGGCTGTTGACAGCAGTCTGATCCCCATAGGGCTGAGATCTCGACGCCAAAGTGTTCCAGCATTGTCGTCGGGCTGAACCTTGCACCAATCTTGAATTAAGATATTACCCTGGTCCCATTCCTGAGATAGTTGATAAACACTGCCGCCTGCAATTAAATCTTTACAAGCTATTGTGTCTTCGACAGCATGTTTGCCTCTGTGTCTAGGTAACAGGCTAGGATGATAACCGATTCCGCCTAATGTAGATTTTGACAACGCTGTATCACTCACTCGAGCATGAGTATATGCTGTAACGATTAGATCACAGGTATCTGGTATTGCATCAGCATCTACCAGCGTTGGATTACTTACATACAGTTCGTAATCTAATTTTTTTGAAAGTTTACCTAAACGATCATCTTCTTCTGTAATAACGACTCGTTGTACAACTGTGTCGCTTTTACTTGCTAAAAGATGCAGAGCTAGGCACCCAAAATGTTTTCCGCCTATGAGTACAATATTCACCAATTTTCTACACCAGATACTTCGATAGATACTGTGGCAGGGTAATTTGCAATTTCTGTCTCGTAGGTGAATGTAAGAACACTGCCAATACCGGAAGTATTTGTCTGTGCCAGTGTAAAGTATTCTGTACCAACTTCTTCACAGATTTTTTTAATTTTGTTTAATTCAAATACATTTAAGTTAATCATATGTCACCTTCTCTTTCTCTACGTGCTCTGCGTTCTGCAGCCAAGACAAAAACTTTTTCGTTGTCATTGGCCCACTCTATTTCCTTGGGGAGAATGATACCAAACTCAGTTGTTACACCATTGATACTGTGAGGCTCATCGGGGTCGTAGGTCCAACCCAGGGCCTTCATCATGCGATGTTTGACCAGTAGGTTAGGACTGCGAAATACTTCAGTATCGCCGAAGCCCAGCATAACGCCAAGTTCGCAAACAGCCCCGCTGCGGCAAACACCAGCATGACAATGAACTATGACATTCATTCTCTGCTCTAATGCGTGTTGCAGTAATCTAACAAGCTCGTTGGCCTGCTCTTGACTGCAACGCATGGCCTCGTCTAGGGCAAAGTCTTTTTCCTCAATGTCTAAGAATTTGAATTGATGAACTTCTTTGAAAGAATACTGAGGAGTAGGAAACTCTGTATCCGGATCAACAATTTGAATCAACATGGAATTTGGGCCTGCATCGATGTGAAACCCTTTGCGGATGTCACTGAGTGCAACGTTTTGAATCCATGGCATGACCAACTCCTTTTACAATCTATATGAAATACGACCTTTACTGAGATCGTAAGGACTAACTTCTACTTTGACACGATCACCGAGAATAATACGAATTTTGTGTTGCTTGAGTCTACCGCTGGTATAGCAGAGTATTATCGTGGACATATTATCCATCTTGACTCTAAACATATTACCAGGCAACACTTCTTCTACAGCCCCGGTTAATTCAATTATATCTTCTTTGGCCATCTATGTTTTGTCTTTCCTTTTTGACTCGCCCAATCCGGCTAGCCTTGTTCCAATCGTATCTAACACCATCTGGACAGATACCGTCTTTGATGCTGTCAACTCCGAAAAAACCTACAATTTCAAATTCGTCATCTTGGATGGTAACGAATACATTTAACTCTTTGGCAAATGCCATCGCCAAATCTAAGTTGGCAAACTCTGTTGATTGTTCTTTATCTATTACTTTATACATTCAGTTATTATACTATCATTTCTTCAATTTGTCAAGTGGTGCTCCAACCAAGAATCGAACTTGAAATACATCCTTACCAAGGATGCGTTATGCCATTTAACTATAGGAGCATTCTATGTCTGCTGCCAAAACAAAACGATATTGATTGCTTTGCACAATTCCCGGACGGTGCCAGGTACTACTGGGATAAATGATCCAATGACCTGTT